CTGTACGGCAAAGATCCTACTGGTCAGCAATGAGCAAATGGCGTAAACAGGAGTCATAATGGCAGAGAAAAACCTAGGAGATCTTCGTACCAAGTTCAAACTTGATACGGAATCTATTGATAAGTTGGCTAAAAGCGTTAAAGGCGTTCGTGGTGACTTTGAATGGCTTAGTAAAAACCTAACGCAAATTAATACCAAATTAGATAAAACTCTTAAAGCCTTACAGGGTATCCAAAAGGCTGGTGGTCTTCCAGGAACACAAGCAAATAAAAGTGCTGGTGGTATTGAGTTACCACTAGGTTCAGCCAATAACAATACTAGTAACCCAACAATCCAAGCCAACTCAACAGACGCTAAGCAAGCAATTCAAAACATCACTATTAACCAAGCCGCTGGTGGTGGGGGCGGTGGAGGAGGAGGAGGAGGAGGAGGGGGTGTTGGAAGAACGGGAGGAATGCTTGCTGGTACTGCAATGCAAGTATTTCAATCTAGTCTTCAGGCACTAGACAATCGTATAAATAGCAATTACCAAAGATCTCTTGGTGCTGACAAACTTGGTGTTTACTACCAGCAAAACAAAGGAATTACAAACAATCAGTATTACCACCAACTGCGAGAACCACTTCAAAATCAACGACTTGGTTATGGTGGAATTGATACGTTGCTTTCGCTTCAAGCAAGTACAGGGATTGAAGCATCTAAACAAGCAGGTGGTATTGCTGGGCTTCGTGCCGTGTCTGGGTATTCCTATTCAACTGGGGACATGGCAAACATGGTTAATACTTTGGGATCTGCCCAAGTAAACAACCGTATGACCATGATGCTTGGAACAGGTATCTATGGAGTAGGTGGACAACAACGTGGCATTGACCAAGTTATTAAAGACATTACAAAGAATTCTGGTTTAACTAATGCTGGAGTGCTTAAGGGAGCACGTCAATCTGGGTCGGTAACAAGAACACGGTTGGAATCAATGGGTGTTCCACCAGACATGATTGACATGGTTCTTGACTATGCCGATTCTAATGTTGCGTATCAGAAGAAGGGTGGGAAGGGAATGTACGACCCTTCCAATAAAGAACAACGAAAGATGATGGGAATTGAAAAGAACTTTGCAACACAAGCAGAAGAGACTGCCCGTGTAAAAGAAGGAAGAGATGAGAACTTCTATAAGCGTCAAGCAGATAACTACGCCCGCATGGAAGAAGGAATTCAGAAAGTAACTAAGGCTTTAGGCGCATTTGAAGATAAACTTTCTGGAATTGTTGGGGCAGGGGTATCTACTAAAGGTGGAATGGCAAGAAAACTTGGTGGAATGGGACTGATGGGGCTGGGTGTCCTCTCAGGTGTAATGTCTGGAGGTACGTTAACACCGCTTGCTATGGGTATGATTGGTGCTGGCGGTGTAATGGCTAGTGGTGACCCTATGCCAGCAGATAAAAAACAACGATCTGGTGTGTCTGTACCTATGGGCTACTCTAAGCCTGCTAACCGTGTTCCACTTTCTCAAGTAGCAACTGCATCTACATTTGCGCCAATGAACACAACATTTAAGAACCGCCTGCTACAGATGTTTGCGGAGAACCCCAACGTAGGTATTGGTGAAGGTATCCGTTCAGAGGGTACACAAAAGCAACTATTCCTTTCTCGCTATTCAAAAGTAACGGATGGATCAGAGGGCGATGCTGAATGGAATGGGGAACAGTACAAACACACAAGCGGTGCTCCTGCGGCACCTCCAGGAAAGTCTATGCACGAAATTGGACTTGCTGCCGACCTTGTTGGAGACCTTGACTGGGTACAGAAGAATGCTGCCCGATTTGGACTTAAGACTTTTGGAGATGTCAACGGTGAGCCTTGGCACATTCAACCAGCAGAACTTCCTAACTCCCGATGGGAATATGAAAAGAATGGTTCTAAATGGGGCGCTCCTCCAGGAACATCTAAAGGAAGCAGTGGATCAGATACTGGTGCTTACATTATTGGAGATAAGTACGTAGGCAAAAGTGGTAGTGGTGGAGCAGGGACGTACAGTACATTTCAAGGAATGTCCCTAAGTCAACAAATAAGTGCAATATCTTCTGAAAACCACCAAGCAATGGGTGGTGCTTCTGGAAGTGGTAGTAGCAGTGTGCAAGCACAAAGCACTGGAAAGACTTCTAGTTCAACTCCACAATCCGCAGGAACTCCTCCAGCAGGAACAATTGATCCTGTAACACTTGCAACTTTGATGTACAAGCGAGGGTTTCGTGGACAGCACCTGTTGAACATGATGGCAATTGCAGGTAGAGAATCTGCGTGGACACCTGGAGCATATAACGGAGTTGGAGTAGATCGTTCATATGGTTTATTCCAAATCAATATGAAAGGCAGCCTTGGACCAGATCGCTTGAAGAAAATCGGTATCCAAACTAACGAAGACCTTTATGATCCAATCAACAATGTTAAAGGTGCTTGGATACTGGGTGGTGGAAAGAGTGAGAATTATGTCCCTTGGAAACACGAAGGTGGTCCAATGGCTAAGACAGAAAGTTGGATGCAGAAAGCAAAAGTTGCTGCCCACACTGCTGGTGTTGATCGTGGTGACCCTATGCCTAGTGGACCATCTCGTGGAGCACCAAACGTACAAGTACAAGGTGGAACTAATGTTACAATTGCTCCTAATATCTATGTAACTTCCTCTGGTAGTACACAACAAGACGCAAGAAAGATGGCGCAAGAAATTGCCCAAATTATGGAACGAGAACTTAGAAAAGAACTGTTGAGGAATGGCTAATGGCATACGGCGGAGAAGACGCACAATATAATAAAAAGGTAGTGGTTCCTGCTGTCAAAACTTCAAGTACTACGATTAAGAAAAAGTTTGTTGATGCAAAGGACACTCGTACTGTTACATCAAAAGCACTTTCAACATTTACTCAAACTCAAAATCAAGAAGCACAAGCAAGACTTGCTTCAACTGGGTTTACGCAGTATGAACAAAACCCAAAATTCATTTACCCTGGCACAAGAGACACTGTTAGAGCCAGAAATACGGTAGGTGGAACAACCATCAATCGTGGATATGTGCGAAGATTAACTGAATTTTATGCCAGACAGTCCTCTGGATCAGACACTCCATCAGTACTAAGTAACTTAAAGTGTAACTTTCAGTTTAACCCAGACAGCATTACTCGTGCAATCCAGTCTGATACTAGTATGCAGTTTTTCTTTAATCAAGACCCTGCTCAACTTACCCAACCAGTTCCTGGTAAAGCAGGCTATGCATTTGATCTTTTGTTTAACAGAGAAGCCGAGGTAAATAGTGGAAAATACCTTATGGGTGGAAAATTACTAAAAGGTAACCGAGCAGCAGTAGGTACAGACAATAGTAGTTTTGAGCAAGTAACTTCTAGATTCCTTCAAGATGACGCAAAATATGATCCTTCTTGGGTAACTGAAATTGGTGTACTTGCAGACATCATGGTGCTAGACGATATCTTGGGAGTTGGTCTTGCTAAAGATGTTGTTAAGGCTATTACTAACAATGCTCTTTCGTTAGCCGCAGAAGAACAAGAAAAAGTTGATCCAAACGATGCGACCAGCACAGTAAAGGAAACTGTATACGACTCAACCAGAATGAATAACTTTACTTCTAATTTAGGAAACAAAGCATTTCTTGTTCCGCAACCTATTCGTGTGGTGTTTAGTGATTGGATGATGATTGAAGGATTTGTTACTAGTAGTCAAGTTACTTTTAATAAATTCACTCGTGGCTTTATTCCTACGCAATGCTCAGTTGCTGTACAAATGCAAGCCCTGTATATTGGGTTCGTCCAGCAAAAAACATTCCTAACAGACATGCCTGTCCTTCCAAAAAGTGAAATTGATGGAACAGATGGCATTCCTGATCCACCAGCGGCAGGTACTCAAGAACGAATTATCTATGATCAAACAACGGCTGGACTCACCAACTTCTTAGACAAGTGTAATTGGGATCAAGGTAAGAGTGACTCACACTTTCTATTGCAAGACATATTTGCTAAGACTGCACAAAGTAACAAGTTTAACTTTTACACGGGGATATCTAACGAAGGAATGGCCTTTTGGAAATCTGTTGGTGATACAGCAACAAATGCAGGTGGCATTGACTTTACGTTCTCTGGAAAGATGTCTTTTTGGTGGGCAGAACATGTTTCTAATGCAAGCAATACTCGGGATACAACAGTAAAAAATGCTACGGGTTCAGGGTTAACTTATGCACTTGGTCCTCCAGAGACCACCAGTGCTTGGACACGTTTTGGAACTAAAGAAAATCCATTTGTAATGTCCATAAATAACCATCCTTGTAAATTCCTAGTAAGCATTGTTGGAGCAATTGGTGAAACAAGGGCCATGTTAGTGCTTGGTAAATTTTCACAATACTTATACGAGTCTGGAGAAGATGCCATGTGGGAGTGGGAACTTGCTCAACCAATAGCACAACTACCTTTTAAACAAGATCGCTTCTATGGAGAGATTGAATTGACTGTGCAATGCACCCGTGGTGGTGTGGTTGTAGATGTTCCACAGAAGATTGTTCATAAATTTTCAGGAGTAGAAGCAAGTGGAAAACGTGGGATTGCTATCGGAAATAACCCAATGCTTGGTGGTGTTCCTTTTACTGTGGTTGCTTCATGATTACTGCATTGTCTAGATATGAGTACAACCCAGTTGTATTAGATGACGGTGCAGTAACTGCATCTCGCAAAACTGTATCTGATGTGTCTGTGTTTCTTTATACTCTTAAGTATGGTGACACCCTAGAATCACTTGCGGCAAAACTCTATGGGGATCCAGGGCAATGGTGGAGATTAGCCGATGTTAATCCACACGTTACATTTCCTTTAGACATGTACCCAGGTACGGAAATTCGTGTACCACAATGATTACCAGATTTCCATTTGGTGATGCGCCAATAATTACAACTAATATTATTGGAGGTACTATCCCCGATAAGCAAGTTGTTGCTGTTGACATCTCATACTCAGAGAATAAACATGACATTGCAACAATTACTTATTCAGGGTTTCCACCATCTGCTGTAACTGCTTACCGTGGGCTTCCAGTCACTATTACTTTTGGAAACAACACCGCAAACACTGTGGAGTTCAATGGGTACATTGCCTACATTGAAATTGGATCATACTCAAGAATGGGATCTGTTAATGAGTCTCTTATTCAAGAAGCAAAAGTTGTTTGTTTTGGCACAAGTTATGAGATGAAACCTCCACGAAGTGCTGTGTACAAAAACATCTCCCTGCCTAGTCTTGTAAAGAAACTGGCAAGTAAGTATAATTTTTCGTATTCTGTTCCAAACAACAATTATGTATTCCCAGTAATAGATCAAAGTAACAAATCTGATTGGGAAGTCTTAGTAAGTACAGCAAACAAAATGGGGTATTACGTAACTGCTTCTAATGCACACTTGAATATTTATGACCCATTCTCTAACTACTACCGATCAACTGTTCCGTTTACCTTGCAATCTACTATTGCAGAAGAAGGTAAGAAAAGGGTTCCTGGTGTAATCATGGAATTCAAAGGAACCTTTGGAGATATAACTCCTGATGGCGATAGTTATAACTATCTACTAAAAACACTTACAGCAAATGGTAAGACAATACAAAATTCATCTACTACCGCAGAAACAAGTGGTTTAGGTAAACCCGTTGCAGGTAGGTTTACTCAGGAAGTCACACTTCAAGCAACGTCAATAAACGCACTAAAACAATTCACCCAAGGGTATATCAAGAACTCCATACCCTTTCATGCTGATCTTGTAGTTTCAGGAATTTCCACACTACGACCTGGAAGCATTGTTAAGATAGAAAAGTACAACTCTGAGTTTGATGGTTACTGGGTAGTACAGGATGCACGACATTCCATCAACGTAGAAAGTTACATGACGTATCTTCACATCAAAACTGATTCTACAAATGCTTCACCTTTATCCACAAAGTCAGGTAACTCTTTTGTTGCCCCGCCAAAAGCAGCACTTCGGGATAAGACATGGGTTACTGCACAAGAAGTTGCCTATGTCTACTAACATTCACAGAGCAATTGTTTCGTACTCAAATGCTAGTACTGGCGAAATTAAAGTTCGCATACCAGCCAAGTTTGATTCCAATACAACTCTAGATATATCTCCCATTGCACGATCAGCAATTGGTGGAGTATGGCCTGTACCTACTGTCAATTCACAGATTGTAATAGCAAGTGATGATGACACCTATACCAATGTGTTTTGGCTTCAAACACAACCAGGAGCAGTATGACAACTATTAAAACCCCATTCTCTATTGCTTCTTCTGGAAAAGTATCTAACGAAACTGACTTAGAGAAATCAATTGGGCAAAAGATACAAGACTATGTATTAACCCAGCAGTTTGAACGACCTATGAATTATGCGTATGGAGGCAATAGTCAAACATTGGTATTTGAAGATTACGACTCTTTAGTATTCTCAGAATACAAATTAGAAGTAAATAATGGTTTGATTGCCAATGTTTCTGGAGTTAGGATTGTAGATATCCGACTAATAGAACCAGCAATAGGCAGCAACATTTCAAATAACGCTATGATGGTTGAGGTATTGTTCTCAGTTCCCCCTACAAACACTGTTACCAGTACACGGTTTAATCTAGTATCCCCACTATCCCTTACCGAGGAAACAACACTATGACCACATTTGATTACACTAGTAGGGATTATTTCTCAATCAAAGAAGATCTTTTAGCCCGAGCATCTGCCGTACTGCCAGAGTGGACATCCCGTGATGCTTCCGACTTTGGAATGCTTCTTGTTGACCTTTGGGCGTATATGGGTGATGTGCTTCACTACTACATTGACCGTGCTGCTCAAGAAGCGTTTTTGTCAACAGCAACTCAACGCTCTAGTATCTTAGCAATTGCTAGTTTGCTTGACTACACACCTACAGGAAGAACTCCTGCTACTGCGTCTATTACACTAAATGCTACAAACTCAGCGGCAACAGATGCTTCCCCAATACTTATTCCAAGATACACCAGGTTTATAGCAAACCCACTTATTAGTGGTGCTGATGATGTTGTATTTACAAGCAATCGCCCTATTGCCTTTAATCAATCTGGAACTGCAATTGAAAATTACACTACTTATGCTAAGTCTGCAAATGCATTAGTAACCCTTACTGAGGGAGAAATCTTTACTCAATCGTTTACTAGTGATGGGTTAGCAGGCCAAAGGTTTACACTAAACAAAACTGGAGTAGTCACACAATCTGTTTCTGTAACTGTCAGTGAAGGAGCAGGTGGCACAACCGTTGATTACTCTTTAGTAGATAGGTTTATTGACGCAACAAACACAGACAATGTTTTTTCCCTTGTTCTTAACTCTGATGATTCTTCAACAGTAGTTTTTGGTAATGGTGTTTATGGAAAAATACCTACAGTTAACGCAACTGTTTCTGTTTACTATCGTCGCTCCCGTGGTAGTGCTGGAAACGTAGATGCTAATACAATTACCGAATTTGAGTCTTTAACTAATACACTTGGACCCCCATATGATGGAATTGTTATTACCCCAAACACCATCAAAGCATCTGGTGGAACTAACAGCGAAAGTATTAGTTCTTTACAACTAAACATTCCTGCATCGTTCCGTTCACAAGATAGAGCAGTATCTATTCAAGATTACCGTGATTTAACTTTGCGAGTTCCTGGAGTTTCCAAATCAACTGCAAATGTTGTAACTGGCGCTACCGCTAAAACTGGGTACATTACAAACAAAGCACTTACTGCCAATGTTGCAACATTGACAACAGGTGCTGCACATGGTTTAACTGTGGGGGAAACTATTGCGGTATTTAATGTAGATGACACATTTGATGGAACATATACAGTCAAAACTGGATCTAGTGGAACTAGTTTATTGTATGATTTAGTTTCTGCAAGTGTTGCATCAGCATCAGTATCTTCTGTTGCATCTTACCGAAATGCACAAATTAAAATCTATGCACTATCCGATCAAGCGGTTTACGATGGTACTTTAGTAACTAGTCCAACAACAAGTCCATTGTTGCTGGACAATGAGTATCGTGATTCAATTTATAGTTATATTGAACCCCGTCAAATGGTAGGGGTAAACACAGTAGTAATGCCAAGTGTGGCGCTAACTTCTGCAAAGGTAACTATTACTTTAAAT